TCTATAGTTTTATCGTCTTCTTGGCTGCCTGTAAATAGATTCTTTATATTGATATTTACCTTCTGTTGTTTCTCTTCTGGTTTATCAAGTGGCTTACCATATTTATATTCAAATAATAATTTAAGATGTGGGAAAGAACTCTTAGCTTGTTCTGCTAATGATTCCCAAGCTTCTTCTTCTGATCCGAATACTTTAGCCATTGCATTAAGTGCGTAGATTCCGACTCGTTTTCGCTTGGCATCGTTAAGAGCAGCAGAAGATGTGGGTCGTACAACAGGCACGTTTCTAACGCCTTTCTTTCGTCCATTGTTTCTTCTTCCGTCAGTCTCCTTGACATATTTATACTGCTTTGGTTTTCTTCCCATTTTTTTCGTATAAGAACTTATATATATTCCAAATGGCATCTGACCATTCTTTATCATTATATACTTTAGTTCCTTTCTTTTTTACTCCTTTGAAATCTACTACTAAGTTAAACTTAACACATCTTCCCACACATCCTGGAAGAGGTTCAGGATATATTTTATATCCATTCTCTAAACACCATCTGGCTGCTGCTTGATCATACAATCCTCCATAAGGAGGTAATCCCCATTTCTTTTTATACTGTTCAATCTGTAGTGGTGTTCTGCGTCTCATAAACTAAATCATATCTATTTTGTAGTTCTTGATGTTCTTCAAGAAGTTGTTCATACTTAATTTTGTAATAGTTTTCTCTATTATATTTTCTTAAATCATCTTCTGTTTCTGCAAATATCTTGTTCCTGATTTTAGTGTATGAGTTTAATATGCTGTCCTTATGTAACGCAATCACATCAAATACATATAATCCGTGTATTACTGATGCGTGATCTCTTCCTACAAACTCTCCTATGTTTGATAATGTTTGGTGAGAAAATTCCTTGCATAGTTTAAAGAATATAGCTCTTGCATAAACATATTCTCTTTTTCTTGTATTTCTGGAAATGTTTATCTTTAGTTCATTCTCAACAAAATGCTTTATGTCTGCTAAACTAATACTCAATGGATTTGTTTCTTGATTCATAATTTTCTAATTCTAATTTTATTTCACTATATGTTTTTTCTTCTGCATATAATAGAGCTTTCTTTATTCCTTCACACAGTTCATACATTTCTTTTCTTTCGAACTCAAACATATCTTCTATAAGTTCTTCGTATGTAACTCCCATCAACAAATCATTCAATGTTAAATAATAACTCTTATCAATCTTCTTTTTATATGTATCCTTTTCTAACGTATTCATTTACATTTTCAGTCTTATCATAGAAATACTTTCTATAATTATTACAAGCTGTCTCTACCTTCTTCTTTCCTTTTTCTAATGACTCCTCACTACATTCATATATTCCAATCTCACCAGTGCTTTTATCTATAACTAAAAATACAAACTTTTGTACATTAAACAGTTGCATATAAATATATGCTTGTACGTCATAATGCCACTTATATCTTGCAGAGTAAACCCAAGATGATATATCACTTGTTGTCTTTACATCTACAATCATATCTGTTCTTAAATAATCTGCTTTACCTCTAAACGGTAAATCATTTATCTCACCTATTCCTGCTACTTCTTCCAGTCCTCCTCTTAATAGTTCACTTGCTTCAATGTTAGCTTCTATCTTAGATACTAAATAACTCATTGATCTAAGTTCCTTATGTAGCATAACTTCTACACCAGGATTGTCTAATTTAGCTTCCTTAAACATCTTTGTATTGCGAGAACTTGCATCTACAAAAACATATCTGTCAGGTATGCGACCATATTCTAATAGCAACATATGAAATAATCTTCCTTCTCTAAGAGCTGGAACATCACCATTATCTTTTGCAAGATATGCTTTATACTTAACAGGAGATTCGTATAAACTTTTTATACTACTTGAAGATAGAGCTGCTTCACCAAGATAACCATAGTAAAAACTATCGTCATCCATTCTGTCTAACAACTCTTTCTTTTCCCATTCTTTACCGTCTAATAGTCTAATCATAGTGCAAATATAATGAACAAATTATGAACATACAAGATTATTTTGTCTTTTCTATATAATCTTCCAGAGCTGCTAAAGCTCTCCAAGCTACTTTTCCCAGATGAAGTAATCCATCATCGTCTATTTTATCAGCATCAATTAGATGTCTTGTCAGTGCGTCTAAATGATCTGTTGATTTACTTTTATCCCAGTGAAGTGGTTTGTCAGGATGATGTTGTGCATTGCCTTGTAAACTAACTTTACTTACATACTTAAGTGCGTTGGGAAAGTATTTAATTACACCAGTATAAACTGGCATATTCTTTCTTTCTGTGTGTTTATCTTTACTCATCTAACTCGTCAAATATATTTAGTTGATTTTTTACTTCTGTATAATAACTCTTATCATAAACATCTTCATTCTTTCCACCAGACTTTTTTAAGTCGTGATATTTTTGTGTGTTTTCTTTATGACTAACCCATTCTAAATTTGATTTATGATTATTATGAATGTTTCCGTCAATATGGTTTATAACAGGTTTTAGTAATCTATCTGGATTAGGTATAAAAGTATGACCAACCATTCTTGCTATAGAACAACATATGGTTTCATTATTTAATTTTAACATAAAAAAATAATATTTACTTTTATCTGTTAATGGAGTTAATCTTTTATTGTGTTTTTTTGAAAACACTTTACCGTATTCATTAATTAAATAATCATTAAATACCAATGGTTCTTTGTCAAAAGTTCTTTGATATATTGGAGTAAACCATTCTTGTTTCTTCATAACACTTCTGCATCATAAACAGGTAGCATAGCTATCTCTTTAGATATTTTCTTTCTTTTAGCAAAATCTGTAGTTTCTGGTAAATCCTTAAAAAACCAATGAGGATTTGTAAAAAACAAATTCCATCTATATATACCTTTAGGTGTTGAGTTTATATATATAGGAGCATCCCAGTTATCTATCGCTTTATCAAGTAAAGCTTTAAACTTAGACTTTTCTATTACAAGCTCGTCATAATGTGTCTTTCTACATTTAAGCTCTATCCTATGTTGTTTAACAGGACTATAACAATCCCATCTACTAATAGGATTAGTACTCATTACAAGATCAGGATATACATTTAGTTTTAGATAATCAAATAGTTCTTGCTCAATCATCGTACTTATCAAATAAGGATTTTAACTTATTAAGTTTACCAGCAAAACAACTACCGCAACTTGTCATCTTATCATTGTAATTAAATACTCTGTTGTATATAGTTAAGAGTTGTCTTTGTTCTTCTACTGATATTCTATTTCTTTCCTGTGAATAAAAGTCAGTTAAATAACTATGTTCATCCTGCGTTAAACAATTAGGTTTATTGTAAGGAAACATTTTATTTAATGTTTCTTTTCTTTTATCACATCCACAGTCTTTTCCAAGTGCATCAAATACACCATCTACTGCTGCTTTAATTCCTGTAGCTTTCGTAATCTTCTCTACAGTATCACCAACACCATCAGATTGCTTCTCATATTTAGCAACCCATTCTTTATATCGTTTGGTTCTTTTATCGTTAGGTTTCGGAGGAATCTTTGTCATCTTTATCTATTTTAATTAAGTGAAAATCTCCATTGATATAATCCTGAAAATCTTCAGCAAGTTTAGTATTTAGTATCTGCTTGTAATTCTTACAACTATTAAATATAGATGTAACACTTATATTAGTATCTGCAGATAGTTTACGCATACTAATATCTGTTTCATAATATACTTTAAAAAGTTTCTGATCATACCATCTATCCCAACTGCTAACTTCTTGTTGTATTAAATCTACAAGTTTCTCTTCTGCTTTTTGCTTTTCTATTTCAGCTTTTAATTGTCCTTCTGTTGTAGGTTCTACTACTTCATAAGTAACTTCTATATCATCAAGCCTAACTACTTGATGTCTATTTTTTTCTTTTAAATAGTCATTATATAAATTCTTTATGGTTATGTAAACATAAAACTTGTTAACGTCAGTCTCATTATACATAATCTTCTCTGGATTCTTTACATACTTATTCAGTCTAAGATACATCTCCTGGACAAAGTCCTCAACTAAATGTTGTGGTATGCCCATAGATAGTCCCATAGAAACCCATAGCTTATGATATTTAGATAACAGTTCCATCATTTGATAAAGAAAAAATGTATAAATACAATACCTACACAAATCCTAAGTAAGTCTGCAGTAGTATCATATTCAGGTATTTCAATATCCTCAACATAATCTATGCCAAGTAAAAATCCTTTAATAAATTCAAATTGTACATTCATAGTTTAATATTCAAACTCTACTCTTATCTTATCAGTTTCTCCATAAAACTTACTCATTCTGTTTATTTCTACTATATTCTGATCTTGCTCATATAGCAATCCTTCCAATGAATCAAAAAAAGCTTTATTCAGATTATCTTGTAAATCTGGTTTAGTTACTTTAAATGTCTTCACTCTTCTCTTCTTTGAGAAACTTTTAGGATAAGCATAGATGTATTCTATATAATTAACTTTAATTTCTGATCCTGCTGTAATTATATTAAAATTTTTAGGCAATTGTTCAGTCACTAATCTTCTTAAATACTCCTGGTAGTCCTTTACCTTTTTAGGTTTATACTTTATACCACCTCTACCAATCTTAAAAGATTGATGAGCAAGTGGTCTTATGTTTAATTCTAATGTCAATTTCACGGATGTATAAAACCATTAATTTCATCAGGCATTTTACATACTTGAGGTAATCCTGATTTTACCTCAAAAGAAAATGTTTCAAAGGAATATCCTCTACTTCTTTTACAATCTACTATAACTACATTAGGATTATCTTCTACAGGTGTTACAGTTATTTGTGTTTCTGTTTTCTTTTCTAAGAAAGAACCTAAATGTCCAGTTGCTTTAGAATTGTAGAAATTAGAATGTATTACAGTTATAATATGAATATTATAATCCTGTGTCCATTTCATTAAATAATGTATAACCTTGTTAGATTTCTCTAAATCATTAATGTCGTTTAGTAAGTCAGCTACTCCGTCTATAATGACAAGTCCAACTTTATCTGTTTCTCTTAAGTGCCAATCTATAAATTCTAATCTTTCCTCTGGAGCAAACTGTCTTAGTGCATATGTATAATAGTCACTTGCATCTTTAGACATCCTATGTACTCTTCTAAAGGTTTTCTGTGCGTGGTAACGACTTTGTTCTGTATCGTAATGTAGTACCTTCTTATCTCCTTTAAAACCTTTTAAATCGCCTACAAATACATCGTGTGAGCCTAAATAGGCAGAAGCTAATAATGATACTAAAAATGTTTTTTTGCTCTTTGGTCCTGCTGATATAAAACTAAAATTACCGTATGTACCCATAGGAATATATTCTCCATTATTTAGTTTGCCTTTTGATATAGCAACTGGTGGTTCAGGTATTTCTTCTTTAGCATCAACAAAACTATCTTGTAAGATCTTCTTAAATCTTAATTGTTGTTTTAATCTTTCTTCGCTCATTAGTGTTCCCATTATAAATAAAAAAAGGAGCCGAAGCTCCTTGTTAACTTTAGAAAGGCAAGTCTGCAGTGTCATCTGCAGCAGCTGCTTGAGCTACTGCTTCTGCTTTTGCGACTGTCCCTTCAGTCCAAACGACTCTACCATTTCCAACGTACTCTCTTGGAGCTTTAGCTAATCTTTCATCTTTAGTCTGTTCTTTCCATATTGCTACGTTTTGACCATACTGGTTAGTTTCATCGTTGATGCTTAAGGTATAATTCTTATAAGTACCTTTTGCATCTTTCATTCCGAAGTTTATTAATGTTGCCATATATATATATATTTAATTTGTTTGTAATAACGCTTTTTCAGTTTGTTTAGTTACACGATATTTTTTCATAATATCTTTTATATCCCCACCATCTTTTACATACTTTGCAGCTTTAATAAAAGCTTGTGTATTGCTTTCTAAAAGTGGTTTGCTATTATCTACGGATTTACCGTGAGTATTTGTTGCATCAGCATCTTGAGTATCATCAATTAACAACAAGTTACCGATAGCATACTTTTTAGCATAAGAAGATGCAGCTCCTGTTCTTTGAGGATCTTGCATACCTTTTGCATTAAAATCTACAATTGCTTGTGCTACTGACTCTATTTGCATAGTTGGATCAGCAGTGTCAATCATCTTAGCTGTTGACTCAATATAAGGTCTTCCAGCTATTTCTTTTAACTCATCGCTTATTTTAAATACGACTTTATGTTTCTTAGCAAGTGGCTTTACAGCTTCCAGAATATCTTCTGCACTTCTATAGTTATAATTACCAAAATTGTTTCTTTGGTTCTTAGGAGCTTTAAGCTCTGTCTGAATTAATAAAAGTTTATTTGTTATATTCATAATGTTTAATTTATGTTAAAGTTAATATAAATAATTTAATAAACAATATATATTGATAAAAAAAGGAGATTAATCAAAACCTCCTTTTAGAAAAACAAAAAAACAATTAACACGAAAAGAATTAGTAAAGCCATATAGCATTAGGTTTCTGATCGTCATTATCTACGTGAATAAAAGTTTTAGCAATACCAAATCTTTGAAATCCAACCATAGATAAAGCTTCTATAATCTTCAACCTTTTACCTGTGTGAGTACAATGTATATCTGCAGCTCTACCAATTAAATGTGAACTCGCAGTACCACCACCTACTTTTCGGTTGTGTTGTGGAGTTCTGTAACCAGAATTAATTTTAAATTGAATACCTGCTATATCTCTTGCTTCATCTAAACACTCCAAAAATTCTCTATCCATAAACTTCTCTCCACTACCAGGATAATCAGGTGAGTCAAATTCTTCAAACTTAAAATATCTTAGTTCCATATTGTAAAATTATAAAATTATTTTACTTTTGCAAAACGTAGCTGTAAATCTACGCTAAAAATTACTAAACTTCAATAGGAATATTGTTGGATCAGATAAATAGAATTTTGTTTTTTCTGTAGGGACTTTTTTCTTTTCTTTCTTTTTGGTTACTTTTTCTTTCTTTTCTTTTTAATTATTTTCTTTTACCCTGTCCTCTATACTTCTTCTTATAACCACTTTGACCACGTGAAGCATTTTTAGAATGTACTCCTGGTCTTTTCTTTTTAGGTTTAAATATATATGTTGAAATAGCTTTTCTTGCCATTACATATACTTACAAATGCAGTAGTCGCAGTTACACATATTAATTAGATTTATTGTTTAATTTTTCAAATGTCCTCATACCTCCAAGTCCTAACATACCAACTAATACTGTCATTAGATGTTCCATCTGTAGAGCTGGAGGTACTTGTTCTTGTCCTATAAACCATATAAGCATATCTCTTAATACAAAGTTATAGGCTAAAGCAAAACCACATACCCATCCAATAAAAGGTCTCCAACCAGCAACGAATATCGTTCTATGTTGAGCTTCTACTTTATTAATTTCTGCTTGTAATTCTATTAACTTTTGTGGATCTATTTCTTTTCCTTTAATCAGCTCCCTGATTTCTAACCCTAAACCACTTATATCATCTTTCTTTCCTATTCCAAGTATTTTAAGTAATGTCTTTAACATACTATGTTTAATTATAGTCCTTGTTTAAATAATAACTTCTTAATGATGTTATTCCAATTAGTCTTAAACCAATTGTTAAAGTTTCTGAATTGTTGAGCTAACCACTCGAATATTCTTACCATAATTTAATTTTTATCTATTAGTTGAAATATTTTTATTACTGTATAAACCAACGTAGCTATTATTAAAAGTCCTTGCAGTACTTCATTTATTTCTGCTATTGTTATTATATAAACTGCTACTCCTAATATTGTTGGTTCAAATCCATTCATTTTAATTTATTTTAAATGCTGCGTATATATAAGTACTTCCATTTGCATTGTACCCATTAGCTGTGTTTACTATTTGAAATCCAGTAGATAGAAAACTTATTGCAGTAAATGTATTATCTGCATCAGATAAGTTAGCATATAACTCTTGGTCTCCACCTCTTACAGAATCTACTATTGCCCAGCTATTAGCACCATCAGTTCTTTTTATCATAATCCAATCTGGTTGGAATCCTGTAGTTACAGTTGGTCCACTTGAACTTCCATTCCCTGTATATGTTCCAAACTTGCTAAAGTTAGATACTGAATGAAAACAGTAAGCGATATACCCAAGTCCTGATTCATTAACATTATTAGCATCAGTTGTTCCTGAAACAAATCCAAATGTTGTAGAATTTACAGTTCCAAGTCCACCGTTGTTAAAATCAGATGATGGGTTTGCTTCTGCATCTGTACTATTTAATAATAATACATTATTAGTAGATAATCCTGTGTGATGCACCTGCCAAGAAGAAGTACCATCAAGTTCTTTTACAATAATCATTTCTGGTGTAGAAGATAATCCGTGAGGAACTCTTGCGCTTGACGTACCATCTCCTTCATATTTTACGATACTAAATCCTGCATTAGCATTTGCACTAATTATAGTTTCAGGTGGACCTCCTAAAGTTAAATCATCATTGTCAGATGCAGTTTCTGCATACAAAGCCGCAGCACCTGTATCAGATACCGCACCATTATAAATTCTTAGTTGATCCATCATACCATCTAATCTTCCTGCATCACTTGCTGGTAAATGTCCTGCACCACCTATTTCTAAAAATCCAGTTGCTGATGAATTAGAACTTATTGAACCTATTTCTGATACCGATAATTGTCCATCTATATATAATGATTTTTTTGTACTATCTACAACTGCTACAATATGATACCAAGTATCTATTGATAAAGTATCGGTTGTTGTAATACTTTCACCAGTACCACTTGAATTATATACATTTAATCTTACAGTACCACCATTTTGTACTCTTAATATAAACTGCTTGTCTGATGTTGTATAACTAAACCTACCTAATAATATATTTTCGTTTGATGATACATCATCAATCTTTACCCAACAACTTAAAGTAAAAGAACCACCATTTGTTCCATCAAAACTACTTCCTGTTTTAAAATTAGATGTAGTTCCGTTAAATATTGCACCTTTGTTAAATTTACCTGTACCATAAGTTATTGATGTTGCAGTAGCATTATTGTCTCCAGTCACATCATTTCCATTGTCCTCAAATTTATATACTGCTTTTGCAGGTCCTCCAAAAAGTGTAGGCTCATTATCATCGGCTTTCCACGCCCAAGCAATAAAATCTCTTGTGTTTGCACCACCTACACAATCTGCAGTACCAATAGTAAACCCATCAGAATCAAAAGATGTTATATTAGTTGCATTTGTTGTTGTAGCATTAGTTGCATTTGAAAAAATAATTTGGTCTAAACCTCTTACATCATCTATTAATCTATGATAACAGCCAGCCGTATCTCTATCTTTTATCCAAACTAAATTCGGTCTAAATCCTAAACCATCAATAGATTGAGCGGCATTTATACCAGTATATGCTTGAACTCCAAAACTTTTTGCTACTGTTGGTGCTTCTGTATCAGGGTCTGCTGCAAATGCCATATAGATAAATGTAGAATTATTACGATTTAATCCACCACCTGAACCTTTACATTGAAAACCATTACTTAAAAAATCTACTTGTATAGATGCATTAGTGCTTTCTGCATCAGTTAAGTTTGCTTGTAATTGTTTATCTCTTGGGTTTTCAGTTGTTCTCTTGTTATCATATATATTCCAATGATTAGCTTGGTCAGCTTCTTTAATCATTAAAAACGCTGGTTCAAATCCTGTTTCTACAATAGGACCTGAAGCAGAACCATTCCCTGTATAAGACCCCACTTTAGAATAGCCATCTACGGAGTGGAAAAGATAACTTATTATTGTTCCTGTATATGCTGTTGAAAAAACAGAAGCTGTTGCCGCACTTAAACTATCTGCAGCAGCAGCAGCTGTTGAATTTAAAACTAAATAATCAACACTACCATCTATAATATCAGTTTGAACATACCAATCACCTGTTCCACTTGTCCTTTTCGTTATAACTAATTCAGGTTTAGCCGAAAGCCCGTGACCAACAGTTTGAGTACCTGAACTATTTGTATACTCCACAATACTAAACCCTGCATCTTGATTAGCACTTACAGAAGAAGTAATAGAACCATCTGTATTGCTTACCGCAGTTCCTCCGCCTTTGAAACACCAAGCAACGTAGGTTTGAGTATTTTCATTTGTTCCATTAGATACGCCAAGTGAGAAACCATTACTATCAAAAGAGGTTACATTTGTATTACTTACTTCTGCAGATGTTTCGTTGCTTGATATAAAATTACTTACACCTCTTACTGAATCCCTTAATTGATGACCACTTGTACTTGAGCGTTCCTTTATCCACACCAAATCAGGTTGGAATTTTGTAGCTTCTTGATAGGTTACGTTAGTAGCAGTTCCGTTGTAACCCCAAGATATATTATAAGGGTCTCCGTTGTAATCTCCTGTTTCATCTTTTGCATCGTTATCTAATTTGTAGTATGCTACATAATCTGTTGGGATAGATGCAGTTGTATTGTTGTATAAGTACCCTACTTCTGTTGATGTTAGTACGTCTGAATAGATTCTTACATCGTCTATTTTGCCTTTAAAATAATTAGCATAAGAAGAAAGTGCGCTTCTATACGCTCCAATAGTTGGAAAGGCAGAATATCCACTATATCCTATTGCAGAAGATAATGATTGAGTTGTTCCTATTTGAGAGCCATTTTTATAAACTTTTACTTCTGTTGAAGAAATAGTAATCCCAATATGATACCATTCATTTTGAGTTATAGTGGTTGAAATTAAAGCATCTAAAACTTGAGTGTTGGAACTACTAAATCCTCTTATTCTTATATTACCGCCTGTTTCATATCTAACATACCAACCTCTATCTTGTCCTGATGTTTGTGAATAATTATTAAATATGGTCTGATAATTTTGAGATGTATCTGAAATATTAAACCAACCGCTTATTGACATTGTAGCTATATCAAAAGAACCTCCCAATATTGCTATAGCACTACTACTCCCATTAAATTCAGCAGCACCACCTATATAACCATTACCTCCTCCTGTATCATTAGCATTACCATCTAATTGGTATAAAGCAACACCTGAATTATCTCCAAAGTAATCTGTAGTTGATTTTTTAGGGTCTGCGTAGGTTTCTCCATAAAGGGTTGTTACTTCTGAAGAAGATAGGGCTTTGTTGAATATACGGACTTGGTCAAGTTTTCCATTATAATGGTCTGAAGCAGAATATGTTTGACCAATTTTTAATGTAGCAGAAGAAGATATTGAAGTATTTCCTGATTGCGTTACAGAATCCGCTAAAGAACCATTAACATATAATTTCAATACAGAACTTTCTCTAACACAAGAAATATGATGCCAATTATTTGTAGTTACGGTTGATGTTGATGCGTTATATTCTACTCCATCATATACTGTAAAAACAGTGTTACCATTCTGAAATTTAAGTAAAATAGCGTGATATTGAGGAGAATATACATTATAGTTTCCTTCGTAAAATATAACATCAGACCCGCTACTTGGAATTACAGATGGATTAATCCATAAAGAAATAGAAAAATCTTGTGTTCTATCATTTATATCAGAAACAATATTAGATATATTAAAAGGTGTTGTTATATTACTACTACTCCCATTAAAAACAGCACCTCTATTTATATACCCACCAATACGTTGTGTTCCTCCGTTACCTGTGTAGGTTACAGTTTCAAAGTGTTCTGAAGGGGTAAATACCGCATCTGCTGCCGCTACTCCTGTATTTATTAATCTCTTACCAATCATTTTATAAACTTATGTCGTACTTAATAACTGATGCTTTTGTTGTTTTAGCATTTATTTCAGCTTCTTTTGTTTCTACTGAAGTTCTAATAGCACTTCTTTCATCTAATACAGATTGTGGTGCTGCTATACCTTCTTGCGCTCTTACAACGTACCAATCTGTTTCGGCAAGTTTAGAATGAGCGGCAGATTTTAAGTTAGCTATTTTTTGCTCTTTAAGTTCAGCTAAAGTTTGAGACCAAGTTTTATTTGATTTGTCGTATGTAAATTGTGTATTGGCACTATCCCAATAGATTTCTCCTAAGTCGTGTATGCGTGAATCATAACCATCAGGTAATACTACATCAAATAAACCTGCGCTTCTTAACTCTCCACTTGTCATAGCAGGAGCATTTAAGTAAGTTCCGCTTGACGAATATAAAGTTTTAGGTACTCCCTCGTAAACCTTAATTGTTCCGTTTCTATTTATTGCTTTCTTTCCCATAATTATGCTTCTTGACTAATTGTAGCCCATTGTTCTGTTGAGCCATTGGTTGATACTATTTGAATAAGGTTGCTTACTGTTCCATCGTAAGTTCCTGTAATTGTCTTAACAGATGCAGGAAGTGCTAAAGTAAAGTTACCTGTAATTACTAAATCTTTAACCATACCTGTTTGTACGTTTGAAAATGTTAAAGTAGTATTAGCTGATAGTGTTTTAGTAAATACCGCAGCAGAACTGAAATCTACATCACTTGCTGATATTGTAGCAGCAGTTGTAAATTCACTCCCCATTTTAGCGTAAGAAACTCCATCATCTGCTAAACTTACAGTAACATCTCCTGTTGCTTGGTCTACTGCTACTCCTGTACCTGCAATTATTGAACCTACATCTCCTGCATCATCATTATACAGTTCTGTAAAGTTATCATTAACTTTGTCAAATGCGGTTCTTAACGGGTCACCTGTACCATCGTTTGCAGTTGTTCCTATATTAATTGTTTGTTGTGCCATTTTATATTTTTATTTATTCTTCTGTTGCATCTGCTGTATAAACTGTACTATCGGCTGTAAATGCAGTATCATCTGCACTTAATACTAAAGTGCCTGCCCAACAACTTGGTGCTGATGCTAAAGGTATTGTATAAAGTGTATTATCTGAATCACCAAATTCAGTAACACAATAAACTTTACCCCAATTAATACTATTTGCCATATTTAATACAATTACTTTTTTTGGTTTTTGTTATATAAGCTAAATACTGTTTTAACTTATTTATATTCTCCTGTTTTGGTTTATACTTTCTTACAGTACCCATCCTTCAAAACTTGCATCTTTATCAGGATATACGTCATCATTACTATTTGTGTAATATTCAGGAAACTTATTACTTGCTTCAAAGCTCATATAATTAATAAACCTGTCTGTATAGTATTGTGCTATATTTCTTTCTTTTTGTATTAAAAAGTCTACTTCGTTTTTTTCTACGTTT